TTGCACAGTCGTAATCGACTCTCAGGTAAACATCAACGATCCAACATCTAGTGGTAATCGTCAAGAGTTCCGTTGCTACTTAATGAAGTCAGGAACAATTCTTGAAGGTCAGCAATCTGAGCTAAGTATTGAAGCAGAGAGAAACATCTTATCTAAGCAAGATGTTATGTCTGTTGATTACCATACTGCTTATCACGTTATGGGTACTAAGTGGACAAACGCTGCTGATAACCCTGCTAACTCAGCACTAAGAACTGGATCTAACTGGGGTGTAACTTATGACATCGACCAAATTCCTATGGTTGAAATTTTTGTAAACACACCATTGTCCAATGGTCTAAAGTCTTAATTTTTATTAAGATTAAAATGTGGTCATCAAACCTCACCAAATATTGGTGGGGTTTTTTCTTTACGCTACAATAAAACTAAATTACTTTATCAATCGTGGCAGCTACTATAAACGCAACTATAAAAAGTGAAACTGCTAATAGTTATGTCACATTGACAGAAGCTAATAGTTATTTTGAAACTGTACCAGATTCAAGCACTTGGACAAATAAAACAGATGATCAAAAAAATAGATCATTGATAGCTGCTACAAGATGGATTGATACTTTTGTATTTCAAGGAGATAGATGCGATGAAAATCAAGCATTAAAATTTCCTAGAACAAATTATCAGGTAGATAGAGTCGAATTAAGTTGTTCAACTATTCCGTTAAATATTAAATATGCACAATATGAATTAGCTAGAGCTTTGGCAAATGATACTGGTGCTATTACTGGTACTACTGGTAAAGATGGTAATTTTTCTGAAGTAAAACTAGGAGATTTACAAGTAAAATATAATACTGAAAGTCAAGGCACTGGCTCTGTAAATAATATTATGGATGTATATCCTTGGTTACAAAGTTATCTTGGAGCATATATGCTAGGTGGAGCAGGTACTTTTCAAATGAGGGTAGTTAGAGGATAATGGCAGGGCAATTAGATAGTTTATTTAAAAGTGTTGCTAAAAGTGTTATTGCAACTTTAGGTGATTCTTTTGATCACACCATTTCTTATACAAAAAAAGGTGTTTCTAGTTATAACGTAGATACTGGAGAACAGGTTACTGTAGATACTATATATTCAGATTTAAAAGTACCAATATCTTTTGTAAGATCAGAAGAAGAGGCAGGACAAGAAATGAGAGAAGCAAAGATTTATCTTACACCTGATCTTATTGGAGATAATCAGCCAGATCTTGAAGATGAAGTTACATTAAGTTTTGCTGGTTCTAATAGGTTAGCTCAGATAGTTGATATAGATACTAAGAAAGGTGGACAGACTTATCTGTTCACATTATTGGTGAGGTTCTAATGGTCGCAAGAACACTACGTGATTTACCAAAAGATTTAGATAAACAAATATCAAGAGATTTTAATGATCTTATAAAAAAAGTACACAGAACATTATCAACGAAAAAACATAGTCCAGTTTATACAGGATTTTTTGCTTCTAGTTGGCAAGCACAAGGAAGTCCAGTAAGACAAACAGATTATATACAGAATTATCAACCTTGGGCTGGTATAAAAATAGAAGCTACAAGAATGTTTCTTGCAAGTTCTATTAAAGAAAATAAACCTAAGAATCCAGTAATAGAACCAAGATATCCTGTAAAAAGAGCTTTTAATTATAAACGACCTGTTTATATTGGTAATAAAGCTGAGTATTCAATATATGCTTTAGAGGGTGGTAAATTACAAATGTTTATTCAAGGCTCTTTAGGAAAACTCATAAAACAAACTATGACAAATAAGGGTAAATTATTTATTGGTGCAAGTACAACCTTTAATAATTCTCCAAGATCTACAAGAATACAAAGAACTCCTGGTATTAAATATACTGAATTTTAATTATGACTTTAGTAAATACAAGAGCAGCTTTTGAAAAAGCAGTTACAGATGCAGTAAATGATGCTGATCCTACTGTTTTAATGGTCTATGATAATGTTCATTTTACAAATCCTGGAAAAACAAAAAAATATATTTTAATGTCTATGGATTTTGAACAATCAACTTTACAAAATCAAGGAGCAGCTTCAGATTATTATTCTGGTGTTATTCAATGTAATGTGTATGTTCCTAAGTCAAAAGGCACATCAATATTGTCTAGTATTTGTGAGTCTGTTATAGATGGCTTAACCTCTGTTAATACTTCTACTTATGTTGATACATTTAGTTGTTCGCCAAAAGTTCGTGATGTCAATGGTCCTACTCCGTTAGAAATTGAAGATAGGAGTCACTTTGTAGGTATAATATCTTGCCAATTTACGGCTAATGCCTAGTATAATATAAGAACTTTAAATAATTGTATGGAAGCTATTGAACTTCTTAAAAACAAATTTGGTGTTAGCCAAAAATATATGTATGAACTAAAAGAGGGTGAACAAACAGTTTTAAAAATTTATTGGAATCCATTAACTATTGCTGAAAGAGAATCAATTATTGCAAAATCTGGAGATTCAGCAAGTAATGATGATTTTGCCTTAAATCTTATGATTACAAAAGCATTAGATGAAAATGGTAATAGATTATTTCAAGATGGTCATAGAGCGTCATTAAGAAGAGAAGTAAATGCTGGTACTTTGCAAGATATTCAACTTGCAATGTTAAATTCTGGTACTGAATACAAACTGGAGGAAGCGAAAGCAGATTTAAAAAGCTAAGAATGATTGGTTTTTTATGTTTTTTTTAGCAACAGAATTAGGAATGACAGTAAAAGAATTAACTAGTAAATTAAGTCAAGAAGAACTTATAAATTGGATTGCTTTTTATGAAGTAAAAAAAGAATTAGAAGATAAAGCAATACAAAATGCAAAAGATAAATCACGAGCAAGAAAACATTAAAAGCGGTACACTAAAATAAAGTTTTGTTTTTTCTGTGGCAGAATACGGAGTAAATATAAAATTTAGAGCAGTTGGTTTATCTCAACTTGATAAAGCAAAAGCAAAAGCTAAAGAGTTAGAAAATAGTGTAAGTAAAATTAGAAGTTTAGATTTAGGTAAAGCTATAAGAGGAAAGGTTGGAGATCAAATTGCTGAAGCAACAGGACAAATTAAAAGGTATGCACAACAAATAAACAAAACAGGTAAAGTTATTGGAAAAACACAACTACAACAAGAAGCAGCTTTAGAAGCTTTTGAAAATTTAAGGAAACAGGTAAAAGTAGGTGGTAGAGATTATAACATTCTTACAGAAGCCATAAATAAACAGAATATTGCTATAGCCAAACAAAACGAATTAAATACTAAGGGTATAGAGATAAGAAAAAAACAAGCAAGATTTCCTGGAATGCAACAGGGATTTTTAGGCAATTTATTACAAGGGCAAGGTGGTGCTTTACAAAGTGGTTTAGTTAGTGGTGCATTTCCATTGTTATTTGGACAAGGTCCATTAGGAGGTGCTGCTGGTTTTGCTGGTGGATTCTTGGGTACAAAAATGGGTGGACAGATGGGTGGGTTTGCAGGAGGTCTTGTTGCCACTGCTGCTCTTCAACAAATTACTACGGCTGTTGAAGGAATAAAAGAATTAGGTAGGGCCTTAGATCCTGAGACATTAAATATAAATGCTGTTTCTAAATCTCTTGGATTGTTAGGAACTGATACAGAAAAATATTTACAATTAATAGAAAAAACTGAAGGAAAACAAGCAGCTTATAATCTTGCTGTTCAAGAGACAGCAAAATTAATAGGAGAAGATGGCGTTAAAGCTTTACAAGACTTTGCAGATAGTAGTCAAAATCTTACAAATGAAATGAGTAAATTCTTTACTAGATTAGGTGCTGGAATTGCTGGATTATTTGACAAGGTTGGAAAAGGAAAAAGTGACAGAACTATAGGATTTGAAAGATCAAATTTATTAGCAGAAGCAAAATTAGTAACTGATAATGAACAAATAGTAGAATTAGTTGAAAAATTAAAAAGAGCTAGAGGAAAAAACAGAGATTTAATTAGTGATCAAATTATTTTATTAATGAAAGCAAGAAAAGAACAGGAAGGTATTGCTTTAAAAACAAAAATAACAAAATTAGAAAATGAAGATTTAAAAAAATCTTTAGAAAAAACAAAAGCATTATATGACAGTATTGCCAATTCTATTGAAACAGGAATTGTTGATGCGATAGAAGGTGCAATACAAGGAACTAGAACTCTTGGAGATGTTGCTCGTAGTGTATTTACACAAATTCAAAGATCACTTATTCAATTTGGTGTAAATGCTTTTCTTGGTGGACTTCCTGGAATTGGTGGATTTTTTAGAGCAGAGGGCGGACCTGTTAGTAGAGGTAAAAGTTATATCGTAGGAGAACGTGGTCCAGAAATGTTTACACCTGGTTCTACTGGGATGATTACACCAAACCATGAATTAGGTGGTAGTTCTACAAATGTTGTGGTAAATGTAGATGCTTCTGGATCTTCAGTTGAAGGTGACGAGCAAAGAGGTAGAGAACTTGGTCGTCTTATATCAGTAGCGGTACAATCTGAATTAGTACAACAGAAAAGACCTGGAGGTTTACTTGCATAATGGCTACTTTCCCATCTATCGCTCCAAAATACGGGCAACAAAAAAGGTCCGCACCAAATACTAGAACAGTTCGTTTTGCTGATGGGTATGAACATAGAATATTATTTGGATTAGCTCAACATCAAAATCCAAAAATATTTGACTTTACGTTTGAAGTGTCAGAAACAGATGCAGATACTATAGAAAATTTTTTAGATGACAGAGCGAATGATAGTGCCAGCTTTGATTTTACTCCACCAGGAGAAGCAAGTTCCTCTAAATTTGTCTGCGAAACTTGGTCTAAATCAATACCATATTTAAACAGAGCAACAATACAAGCAACATTTAGGGAGGTATTTGAACCATGACTAATGTTGTTGCTACTGTTTGGACAGCTAATACAACTAAAAATCAAGGTGACATTGTATGTCCTACTAATGGTGTTGATGGTATGTTTTTTCGTGTTACAACACCAGACGGTAACTCAACTGGTGCTTCAGAACCCTCATGGACAAAGATTATCGGTCAAAGTGTTTATGACGGAAGTGTTGTTTACGAAGCGTATAGCAGTATTTTTGATGACATATCCAAAATAAATCCAGGATCAGTTATTGAATTATTTACTCTTACTCTAAAAACAGCTTTGCATGGTGCTAACACAGTATATAGATTTCACTCAGGGTCTAATGAAACGAATCAAAACATAGTCTGGGCTGGTAATTCTTATACAAGATTTCCTATCGTTGCTGAAGGTTTTGCTTTTCAACGTGGTCAACTACCAAGACCTAAAATAATTGTAAGTAACGCTTTTGGAACCATATCTGCTATCTTGCAATCAGTAAATACTGTAACTGTTGGTAATGATCTTACAGGTGCTACTATTACCAGAATAAGAACACTGGCAAGATTCATTGATAATGCAAACTTTACAGGCAACAATCCTTTCGGTACACCTGATCCTAATGCAGAGTTTCCAAGAGAAATTTATTCTGTGGATCGTAAATCAGCAGAAAACAGAGAAGTAGTTGAGTTTGAATTAGCAGCAGTATTTGATTTAGCTGGCATAAGAGTACCAAAAAGACAATGTACTAGAGCCTTATTCCCTGCTATTGGTACGTTTATTCAATGAGTTGGAAAAATGACGCATTGGTTCATGCGAAAGACCAAGACCCAAAAGAATCTGTGGGATTATTGCTAAATATACGAGGTAAAGAAAAATACTATCCTTGTGAAAACCTTGCTATTACATCTCATCAACATTTTATTTTAAATCCAGAAGATTATGTAAAGGCAGATAATCTTGGTGAAATAACTGCAATTATTCATAGTCACCCTATATCTAGCCCAGAACCTAGTCAGGCAGACAAGATAAGTTGTGAGCAAAGTAAATTACCTTGGCATATTGTTAATCCAAAAACAGAAGAATGGGCTTATGTAGAACCAACGGGATACGAAGCACCTTTGTTAGGCAGACAATGGGTTTGGGGTGTTACTGATTGCTGGAGTCTAGTTGTTGATTATTATAAAAAGGAAAAGGATATTATTTTAAAAGACTATGAAAGAACAATGACAGCAGAGGAGTTTTTGTTTGATCCACTATTTGAAAGTTATGCATGGCGAACAGGTTTTAGAGAATTAAGACCAGATGAAAAATTAGAAGAGGGAGATGTATTGTTAATGTCTATTATGTATCCAACTTTAAATCATGTAGCTATTTTTCTTGGGGATATGGTTTTACATCATTTAGCAGATAGACTATCTTGTAGAGAGCCTTACTCTGAATGGTTGTTAAAATGTACTGGTAAGAGGTATCGCTATGCTCAAGAAAGTTAAATTATATGGTGAACTAGCTGACTTTGTAGGTCATAAAGAATTTGATGCTGTTATAAACTCTACTGCTGATGCTATTAAGTTTTTAGTAACAAACTTTCCACAGTTAGAAGGCCATATGAATGATAGATATTACAAGGTTATTGTTAATGATTACGATATTGGAGAAGATGAATTACATAATCCGATTGGCAGTGAAGGTGTCAGTATTGTACCTGTTATAAGTGGTGCTGGAGGTAGAGGAGGATTAGGAAAAATATTTTTAGGAGCATTATTAATTGGAGGAGCATTTATGTTTGGAGGTTTGCAATTTGGTCAATTATTTGGACCTATAGTGCAGCCTGGATCATTAGCAGCAGCAGGTGGTTTTACTAAAGCTGCATTTGGTATAGGTTCTGCGTTGGTTTTAAGTGGTGTATCAGATATATTGTTTCCTATGCCACAAATGAAAGAGTTTAGTAATGAAGAAGATCCACGCATTTCATTTAGTTTTTCTGGAGTGCAAAATACGGACAGGGCCGGAACTAGCATACCTTTATGTTATGGAGAAATTGTTACTGGATCTGTGGTTATATCAGCAGGTATTGATACACAGCAAATTGTTGCAGGGGATTCGTAATGGGTAAAATTATAAGAGGTTCTAAAGGCCCACCAGCACCAAGAGAACCAGTAAGAGCCGAAGATACTCTTAACAGTAAAGAGTTTGCAACAATACAAGATTTGCTTTCGGAAGGTGAAATAGAAGGTTTTGCAACACCGTCAAAGAAAGGGATCGCTCGTAATAATGCAAATTATAATAATGCCTGTTTAGCTGATATTTTTTTAGATGACACTGCTGTTTTAAATTTAAGTCCAGACGATCCTAATTTTACAACTAAACTAAGTACTTTAACTAATGCAGATTTTAGTTTTGAAGATGTTACTTTTATTCCTAAGTTTGGAGAGGGTAATCAAAAACCAGTAGCTAATTTAGAAAATGCAAACCTACAAAAAACATCAAATACTGTACTAACAAACTCTGCTGTTGTCACCACATCATCAGATGTTGATAGTCCTAATCTTTCTTTAGGACAACACGCAGCAGAAGTAACAATACAATTTTTAGCATTACAAAAATTTGAAACTAACGGAGATATTTTAGGAACTGAAGTTAATTACCAAATTTTATTAGAAACTAACAATAATGGTATTTTTAATGTAATTGTAGATGAGACAATTACAGGTAGAAGTAAAGATTCATATTCAAGAGAACATACAATTAATTTACCTAATGATACTTTTGGAAATGCTAATTACACTCAAGCAAGAATAAAAGTAAAGAGAATTACTGCTGACAGTGACCCAGATGTGATCCAAGATACGTTTGGTGTTTCAAGGATAGAAGAAGTTGTATATACACCACAGGCATATCCTGATTGTGCTTACTCAACTTTAAGAGTTAGTTCTGAGCAGTTTAGTTCTGTTCCACAAAGAGCATTTCGTATTCGTGGCATAAAAGTAAAAATTCCAGGTGCAGGTGCAAATAATTCTGGCACTCCGACTGTGGATATAAATACAGGTAGAATACAGTATCCAACTGGCTATATATTTAATGGAACTATGGGTGCTGCTGTTTGGTGTACTTGTCCCTCGATGATATTGCTAGATGTTTTAACAAATCAAAGATATGGATTAGGTGTTCATATATCACCAGATCAATCTACTGATGCAAAAAGGTATGAAAGTATTGATTTATTTAGTTATGTGCAAGCGTCTAAATATGCTAATGAAGAGGTTACACTAGAAGATGGAACAAAAGAAGCTAGGTTTGCTTGCAATGTTGCAATTCAAGGAACAGCAGAAGCATATCAACTAATAAATGAATTAGCTGGTGTGATGAGAGCGTTTCCAATATGGCAAACAGGCTCTATAACTCTTACTCAAGATAGTCCTTTAATTGGTGAAACAGGTTATTTATTTAGTTTGGCAAATGTTACTGAAGCAGGATTTTCATATTCTGGCAGTAGTTTAAAACAAAGACATTCTGTTATTTCTGTAAGGTATTTCAACATGGATAGCAGAGAAATAGATTATGAAGTTTTCGAAGATACTGCTGCGATTGCAAAGCTTGGAATCATTAAAAAGACAGTGCAAGCATTTGGTTGTACATCAAGAACACAAGCGATTAGATTAGCAAAAGCAATACTTTTTAGTGAACAAAACGAATCTGAGATTGTTAGCTTTACGACCTCCATAGATGCTGGAGCGATGGTAAGACCTGGTAGTGTAATTTCTATAAACGATCCAGTGCGTAGTGTTCAAAGAAGATCAGGCAGAGTAAAAAGTGCAACAACTACTGTTATAACTGTCGATAGCAGTCAAGACTTATCTACTTTGCAGGGTACAAATAAAACTTTAAGTGTAATGTTACCTGATGGGAAGGTAGAAACTAAAACACTTGCTCCTGGTAATAGTATTACAAATAATGTTATTACTTTAAGTTCTGCTTTATCACAAACACCAAGCGTAAATGCAGTATGGATTTTATCTAGTTCTGGAACTGGAGGTGTAGAACCACAAACATTTAGAGTTATATCAGTAGAAGAACAAGACGGCATTAATTATGCAATTACAGCATTAACCTATATTCCTGGTAAATATAACAATATTGAAATAGGTGAACCATTACCTGTAAGAAATTTATCTTTACTAAATCAACCAAAATCACCACCATCAGGTTTGGTTGCAGAAGAAAGAATTATTGTAAAAAACAAACTGGCGATAGTTAAATTAATTTTATCTTGGGTAGCAGTAACAGGTGTAAGCCAGTATCAAGTTCAGTACAGATTTAATAATGCAAACTGGGTAGTACAAGATGTGTTTAGACCTGATTTTGAAATAGAAGGAACCGAAGCTGGAACTTATGAATTTAGAGTGTTTTCATACAATGCTGCATTAAAAATTTCAGAAACATCAACCGATTTAACATTTAATGCTGTTGGTAAAAATGCACCTCCCGGAGATGTACAAAATTTACAAATGGAACCTGTAGATGATAAAAATGTTAGATTAAAATGGGATCAAGCTGTCGATCCAGATGTTTTACATGGTGGCAGGGTATATGTCAGGCATAGTTCTGTAACTGATGGTACAGGTACTTTTAGCAATGCAATTGATCTTGTTGAAGCATTACCCGGTAATAGCACAGAACAAATTGTACCAGCGTTAGAGGGAGAGTATATTCTACGCTTTCAAGATGATCAAGGTAATTTTTCTACTGGGTCAGCAAGTGTTCTTGTAGATTTACCAGATATTTTAGATACACAAATCATATTAAGTGATGGTTCAAGACAAGATACTTTATCAAGTCCTTATAGCGGTAGAAAAGTAGATACTGAAGTTGTCAATAATACTTTAAGACTTAGAGAGAGCAGTGGAATCACAAATGGTACATATTTTTTTCAAGATGCTGCTTCTTCAGGTGCAACTTTTGATTTAGGTAGAGTTTATTCTTTGGATTTAAAAAGATTCATTAAGTCTGTTGGACTTCAAGTACAACGACCAGCTCAAACATTTCAACAAGCTTATGTGAACCAAACATCAAGTAGTGCTGTTGTGCCTAATCCCGGCCCTACAGGTAGAACAATACCAGCATTAACTATTGAAATTCGTGTTGGTGCTGGACATTTGTTAAGCGTAGGTGATCCTGTACGAATCTTTATAGGTAGTGGTGGTAATCCATTAGATGGTATATATACAGTTTCAGAAGTT